CACCCTCTCGGATGGATCAGAACCAAGAATAAGCGCGCACCTGCCTATCTCGATGGTACGATTAAAAGCGTACCTGAGAATTCATTACATGTCAAAGACTATGTCACGTCTGCGAAATGTTCTGAATCCTCTCGTTCTCTTCTCATCCGACATGCTCGCCTGATAAGCAAGCTTCTCGATGTTGATGAGCCCGAGTTGCGAGATCACATTTCTTATCGGAAGGGACCTTTCCCATCCGGTGCTGAGATGTTTTCTGAATTACACAAACCACCAATTATTGGGCGGATTGGGTTAATTCAAGAAAGAGGCATGAAACTACGTGCCGTGGCCAATCCCTTTCGGATATACCAATATTTACTGTCGCCTCTAGGCGACTTTATCTATGATATACTGAAGGGTCTCGACTATGACTGCACCTTTGATCAATCAAAAGGAGTTACATTTATCGAGGAGGCCTTAGCTAAAGGAAAAACCTTATACGCATATGATTTATCAAATGCGACAGATCGATTCCCATTGTCTATTCAGATAGACGTCATCCGCAACATTGTACGTGATACAAAGTCACTAATGACACCGTCCCTGCGTAACAAGAGCGGAATTACCCTAGATGATCTAGATAATTCGATCGATCTACTCCATGATTTATCACGTGGTAGATGGTATTCACCGAAGTTATCTCCCTTCAATAAGGATGATGATTACCTTATGTGGAAGACAGGACAACCCTTAGGGTTGTACCCCTCATTCGGTCTCTTCGCACTAACACATGGATTACTAATCCGTACGATAGAGGAAGAGTTCGGCGTAAGCGGTAGTTTCAGAGTACTCGGAGATGATGTTATCATATCCGACTCTCGCGTTGCGCTAAGATATAAAGAGATAATCAACCAAGTAGGTTGTTCAATTTCCGAGTCAAAATCCCTAATCTCGAAAGATTTCGGTGAGTTTGCCGGAAAAATTGTAGGATCTCAAGGGGTCATCCCCGTTGAGAAATGGAAAGACTTTTCAGTCAATAATCCTTTCGGACCAATAGACTGCTTGGGAATTCCAGGTCTACAATTCGTTCCAAAAGTGTACAGGAAACGAATGAGATTCCTCTCATCTCTTCCTCACCCCTTTGGGCGTGAACTAAATCCGGATGGAATTGATCTTCAATCAAGGGTTGACCTTGTTTGGGATCGATTGTATCCGAAAAGTGCTACAGAGATCAACGACTACACCGTAAGTTATCAAGATTCTTTCGAATCTGTTAACAACTGGTGGAAAAACGTTGTCTGGAACAATGATAGTAAAACATCATGTTCAAGACTCCCTTATCAAAGGGATGTTCTCCCACAGATGGACGACCTGCCCATCTCGTTTGATAGATGTAAGATTGAACATTACAATACTTACGTCCGGTCATTGAAAGGTTATGAAACCTGTACAATAACCAAACCTTCAGTTTTGGATCGGTTCCCTAACAGGAATAATCCTCACTCTGGTTCATCAAACAGCACACTATTCTCTCTTTTTAAGCTTATTGCTAAACCTAAAGGAAAGAGAAGCATCAAAAATCCCTTCTGACATCGTTATGATGGCATCAAGTTCTTCTTGATGGTTGTGGGGCTCACGGTTAATACCCGTGGGCCTCC